ACAATCGTGCAACCCAAAGCAATCAGCTGTCCGTTGGTCGTCAAAAAATGCTCAGCCGAATCAATCAGCACCAGCCATCCAGAAGCCAACGCAGTTATTGCCCAGCCAAAAAAACTATCGTGATTCACCACACCACCCCCTGAACCTCAGCAACAGTAGTAGCGGCCATAATGGCAGCCTGCTGAGTTGCGCTATGCTGAAGTTGAGCTGAGATAAACGCCTCCACATCAATACCCACTTGCTGGATTTGGGCGGCAGTATGGGACAACCACCCAGCATCCAATGTTTTGGCCATTGCAGATGTGAAACCGGGCAGCGTCGAACGCAGTACCAGTGCCGTTAAATTCATCTGATCAACCTGTCCGCTCGGATAAATATGAGCAACGCCCAGTGCTGATGAAGGAATGCCATTGATAATGGCATTCGATGCCGCCGCTTCAATGATTAGGCATTTAGCAATCTGGGCCTGTGCTAGTGTCGGCGGCGGGTTCTGTATCAACGCCGCCTCCGCATCGGTGATAGCCGTCACACCAGGGGGCAGCCATTGGTCATAATGTTGAGCGTCGGCTGTATCCAAAAAATAAAGCGCATTATTTGCATCAGTAAAATAAGTCATTAGCTCATCTCCGACCAGTTATTAATTGTTAAAGTTCCAGTTGTCACTAGCTGGTACTTTTGCCCAGGCTGGACAATAAAACTAAATGATGGGAACAGTGATGTCAAAGTCGAATAAGTCGAATACAGTAAATTAACCAAACTGCCCGACGGGCCAGCCTGGGCCGTGGCTGTACCGGCAACGTTATAGCTGAACGTCAACGAAATCATAACTGTCATCGGCTTAGTGCCCGTATTAGTATAAATCGTATTTGCCGACCGACTACCCGTCACAACATTGTAACTTTGGCTTAAACCAATCGCTTGACTCAACTGCGTATACCCGGCTAACGTCGTAGCTAACGCAGCTATCGTCTCGTAACTCTCCAATATGGTCGTCAATGAACTTGACGACACATACCCCGCCAAAGCCTGAGCCACCACCCAGCTCCCATCAAAAGCACACCAATTGTAATTATCGCCAATTAATAATAGTGATTCATCCTTCGCAAGCGTTAAAACATTACCAGACGCACCATTAAAGAAAAAATTACCTGTTTCCGTTTGTAACGTTTGGTTTACGCCGCTATTATTAAAAAAATATAGAGTTGCCCCGCCATTACCAACCGGTGTTGGAACATGGGTTATAGTTGATGCACCGCCCAATTGTACCGCGCTGCCAAATGCGCTGGTTGTCAATGTTGTTCCGGTAGCCGAATTAAGGCATGTTTCCAAATTTCCTACGGTTGTTTGTAATGCGTAGGGATTCAAGGCATTGCTAACAAAATTATTTACAAACGCCGTGCTTGCCCCATTAGTGCTATTGTCGCTAATTGATTTTGTGGGCATTGTAAGCCCATTAAACGCCGTTGTGGCTGCATTGACCGCCGAAGTGATGTAATAAGCCGTGCCGTTGAATATCGCTTCCACAATGGCATTTTCTTGTATTTCACCGCCCACCAACGCCGCACCAGACAGCCCTTTTAGGGCATAAGTTGTGCCACCATTTATGGTGATGGTGCAACTGCCTGTGTTGGTGTGCGCGGCCTTAAAAATTACTTTGGTAAATGTTGTACTTGTTCCCATAGTCGGGTTTAACGCTATGGCTATAGCATTGACTGCCCCCGTGTCATTTGCCGCTCTGACAACATTTTGCTGGTCTGATGCAGGGGAATAAATATTGACCATCATCCCTGCCGTAATATCTAAAGCCGCACCATCACCCACCGCAAAAGCAAAGCCTTTGCCAGTAGATAATCCCGCCGCAACCGTATATGGCGTGGATTCTTGGTTTCTTTGCACGGTCAAAACATCACCGGAACGCGCCGTGCAATAGGCTATCTCAGTGTTTCCGTTTACCGCACTGACCAATGTCAAGCGAAAAAAATACCCAGATGACGGATTGGGAAATAGTGCGCCGTCACCCGTATTAAGGGTTATTGCAGTGGCGGTTGAACTAATGGCAATGGCCAATTTCGAAACCGCATTGTTGGCAAACATTTCAATCATATAATTGCAACCGTATAAGAAAAGTTAAAAGGTAAAGGGCAAACTCCAGAATTTAAGGCTTGTTGCAAAATATAGGCCAATTGCAATATGGTTGCACCGGCCGCCGTGCCGCCATTGTTGCCATAACTTAAATTAGTTTGTGGCGCATAAAGTTTTGACGTGTCCATTGTTATTGTTATGGTTGGAACACCCGAAACAGTGGACATTGTTACGCCAACACCATAAACCGATGCTATAGCAACATCTTGCCCGCTTGTGCCATATAAAAAACGGATAATCCTGCGTTTAAGCCATGGAATATTAAAAACTTGCCCATCGCCTTTGTAAAAGCTCCATGTAATAATTCGTTTGTAAATGTCATCCGTCACTGTTGTTGATTGGCTTTTGCTATTTAAGCCGCCAGCATACGGAACGCCGCCAGCAAAACTGACTGAAGCAAACGGGCCTTTATTTGGCACATAATCGGTTTGCAATGTCGGTCGGATAATCCCATATAACCCAGTAGCCACCCAATCCAATAACGGCCCGCTTAACCCCGTATAAATGGGCAAACCTATATTAGCAAACCAATCCAAATAATCCTGTGCAATGCTGTTATATGCGGCAAATATGCCTTGCATATACGCATCATCCGCATATTGTTGGTAAACATAGGCGGGGATTAGTTTATTGTTCATCCTTGTGTCACCGTTATGCCCGTGGTGGTGGTCGTAAAATAAAGCTCAGGATCGCCATAAATGGCTTGTGTTCCGGTAGCCGGGGCGGTTACAACCCCATTGATTGACACGACAAAAATAAGCCTGTCTATTTGTGTTGACGGAACAATTGACGCAATTGAACTGACAAACAATTCTTGCATTGCCAGCGTGTTTATTGGTGCGCCAATTGGCAATGTATTGATGTAATTTATTAATGCATTGGCAACTAATTGATTAACGGCATTGCCAGCCACCGCATTTACCCCTATGGTGTTCCATGTCAACGCCATAGTTACATTTTGCGCCGATGATGCAATGTACTTCACATTGTAAGTGTTAGACCCGTCAATAACCGATATGATTTTATTTCTTGCCGTGGTCGAAGACCCGACAAGCCAATTTATCATAGGGCCCAACGCATAATAAATGGCGTAAGCAATTTGATATTGGTCAGCGTTCCCGCCTACAATAATTTTCCAATTTCCGCTTGATTGGGCAATAGTTATCAGATAATTGGGAACGCCAATATTTTCAAGCAATGTGGTTAGCATATTGGCAAAACCAGTGGCTTGTACAAGCCCTGCATTTATTACTTGTGTTCGCCATGCATCCGTTGTGGGTGCGCTGGTAGCCGGAGTTACCGCCGCCGGATTGGTGCATGTTATGGCATAGGGGGTCGGTATAGATGTTGTGATGCTTGTCACCGTGCCCGCCCCTGCCGGTGTGGTCGTAAAATATGACGTGGCAACGCAAAACAACGTGATACTGCCGCCGCTTGGAATGATGCCGCCAACAACTACGGCATATTCATTAGTGCCGTCCGACACAGTAAACCCTGAGGGTATCACATAATCTATTGCGCTAGTGCCGCCCGTGGTTGGCGTGGTAAATGTCACCTCTACTGATGCATTGGAAGCAACCGCTTGTGTCACGCCATAAACCTGCGCCAATTGGTTCAGCAAAAATTCATTTGCACCATAAGGGGTCAATGAATTGATCAAATCAACCCGAGCCTGGTCAATACTGATCAATGCGCCTGTGCCAGTGCTTAACAAATCCTCCACGGGGCTGCCGGGCAAATTAGGCGTAAACCCCGGCATTGAAGCGGTTACAATGGCAATCAATGTGCTGTTTAATACGTCCGGCGGGGTGGGTTGCGCCCCCGCTGCGGTCATGGAAATGGGTATGCTCATACAGGTATGGTTGCGCTAATGGTTGCGCCGCTATTGGTTATGATGCTAATGCCATAGCTTGGCGTAGTTAAATTGGGTATTTTTGCGATGATAAGGCTTGCAAAATATTGGGCAAATTGCGATTGCAATTGATTGACATAATAATCTGGAAACATTTGCGTTAAAACGGATGCTTGGGCGGGTATGCCATAATTTGTAAAGAATGGCGATTCCTTTAAATTTAACAACAAGCATTGCATCAACGTTGTTATCCAAACCGCATCATTATTGCCGTTTGCATCAGTTTGCACCATTTGCCATGTTTTGCTGCCGTCTGGGTTGGTTATTCTGCCGTAAGTTCTCAATTGGGCGCTCCTGTGTTGCTACCACCTGTTTGTACGCCACCATGCGTATGGGTGTGTAAATTCGTGCCTTGTCCCGTCACTGTTCCGGTCACTGTCAAATTACCGTTTATGGTAACGCCTGACGATGCCACAATTAATGATGTGCCGCCAATTGACAATGTTATTGTGTTGGGTGATATTTTTATTAAAGCGCCCGTTGCCGAAGCATACAACGTCAATGATTGCGGGTCAAAATCAGCCCAATCAACATTACCAATTGGAAAAAAAACCATGCTGGACAAATTGCCCGGATCAATCAATCCGTTTGATTGATTGCCAAGCCCGCTAATTATGCCAATTGACACATTAGCGGACATTGCCAATCCTTTGTCGCCCACCTTTATGGGATAACGGATATATTCCGCTCCCGCCAATGGCATTTGAACCTGTGGCAAAGACGACAACCCCGGAGAATTGGGCGGCAATTGAGATTGAAAACTGACCGTGACTATTGCCCCGTCAATTTCAACCACCGAACATGGCAAAATTTCCCCGTTGTTTTGCAATGCCGAGTTAATCTTTTTGTCTATCAATTTGCCCATGCTGTATTGCAACGGCAAACGTTTTGAATAATCAATCATGATGGTTTTACATAAATGCAATCAAGCGTTGTAATCCAATCCAATGCATTTTCGCTTCTGAAATTACCAAAATGCCGAACCCTGATTATTTCAAATATGCCTTTAAAAGTCATGCCAAATTTATTGATTGAATTTTGCTGGGTATACGCCGCCGCCGATGAAACTATGGGCGTGCTATCCAAAACAATCTGGTCAGTAAGACCCAAGTCTCCCCGCATGACACAATAAAGCTGCACCGTGCCGCTTGCCACCCATGCGGGTTGACCAATCAAATCAGTAAAATTTATTTTTTGTTGTTTTTTGTCGTTTGGCGCATCAAAAATAAAAACATCTGTGCCAGCCACAAAAAAATCAATTGCTCCTAGCGTAAGCTGATTTATGTACCGGGCAAACTCACCCAAATTATTGGCATAATGGTGCAAAGGCGCTTTGGCTATGTAAGACCCTTTAACCTTATTGTTTATTGTAAATTTTTGGCTAGGTGTTATTGGGCTGTACGGGTATTTCTGCGGTATTGGGCTATATCCGTATGCCGGGCTTAATGCTTGTACAACCGCATCAACAATTGACGTTCCTTGCTGGCAACTAAAAACTAAATTATCAGGTTTTAATGTGTTTCCCGTGTCCGCCATCACCACAAATGATAGCATCATACCTGTGCCTATCCAGTTGCTGTAACATTGGATAATTGCCCCATGCAACAACAATCCTCGCTGTGCAGGATTAGCTAAAGGCAACCCGCGCTGCATACCGCCCCATAAATCCAATGTCATGCCAACCATGTCATTGGTCGCCATCATGTCTTTGACTGATATGCCATAGATGGTCACGGATGCCGAATTTTCCGCTATCGAATAAAACGATACTGGCGCGTCAAATTCAATGTTAAGTGCCGACATATTTGGGCTATCGTCACTATTAAAACTGGTGTATTGCTTAAATGCGTTTCCGTTTTTGTCGGTTATCAATAAGTTATACGCCCTCATAATGTAATGAATTGCGCCAAATCAGAGCGGTAAATAAGTTGGGTGTTGAAATACCCGGCAGTCATGCTAATGTTTTTTTCAGAAGTGCTACCAATAACAGGCATACAAACAATAAAATTGTTGTATTGGTCATAAATGTTAATGTAATACCTCATGCCAAATATGTTCCACGTCACAATCACATTGTATGCATTGCCATCTAATATGGGCTGAAACTGAAATGCATCATTATTTGGCTGATAAAAATCGTAACTGGTCATATACCCAATAATTTTGTTATGTCGGACAAAGCGGGGCTGACCGCCGTTTTAACATCGCCCCAAATAGAGGGCAATGTTAATTCTTGATTTATGGGGATGCCTTTGGTAATTTTTGACATTAAATTGCCCATTTCATTGCCTGTCGGTTCGGCAATCAATGGCTGTTCAAAATCAAACTGAAATGAATATTGACGTTGTGCTGATTCGCCCTGTGAAATGTCCATTATGGCGGTCAATAAACAACCCGTATAAATATAAGCCGGGGTCATCACCGTAAAAGTTCCGCCGTTTTGAATATGATAATCAAGTGCCAGCTTCAAAGCCGTCAATGTGGGCAATTTGGTAAGCATTGAGCCTGTTTGTTTGGCGGGGCAATGCATCACTAGCGATACGGTCAACGCTTCCCTAATGACGGCATTGGCGGCAATAACTTGGTTTGCAAATGGGTATTTCCCTATGCTGTTGTTCATCAACATAGAGCCGCCTATCAAATCCCAATGGGCAAACAAACTATCAATGTCAGGTATTTGCCCGTTAATAAGATTGAATATCGTTGATGCACCGCCCAATTCTGTCAATGTGATGATAGGCAACAAACCGCCATTGACCGCCGAAGCAATCCCGCCTGTCAATATGACAGGGGATGCTTCAAACCCCATACGCCAAACATTAAGCAATAAATTGGGGCCGCTCATTGGCAAATCCTATTGGTGACAAGACTAACGTCACATGAAGAGTTGTTTTGAATTTTAACCATTGCCTCTTTTACATAGCGAGTGTCTTTTGTGCGGTTATAATCAATGTTTGCGCCCAAATGATAGCCTTTTAACAATTGTTCAGGGGTTGCATCACCTTGTTTTTGTGCGTTTTGGGCAATCTCATCCAGATATTTGATCATGCCCATGACGGATTCTTTAGGGTCGTAAACATTGTTAATGCCAAGGTGCTGGGCTGTCGCTTTTGTAATTTGACCAATTCCCGCCGCTGATGATGTTGGGTTTTTGGCGTTTGGGTTGCCGCCCGATTCATGCAAAATCAAACCGGTCAAAAAATTTTCTGCACCTTCCATTTTGGCAAATGCGCTGTTAGTGGAACTTTTTAACCCTTCTTTTACCCATTCTTTGACATTGCCAACCGACCTAAACAACAAATTGTCAGACAGTTTTTTTCTTGGGCCTAACCCTTTGTCTATTCCTTCCCCAATTGCGCCAAAATGGGAACTTGTCGCGTCTAAAGCTTCAATAATACTTTTTGGTTTTGTAGGCTCAAAATTAAAAATATCGCTTGTTTTTTCAACAAATTCAACAAATCCTTTAACTGAAGCTGTAAATTTTTCAGACGACAAATAATTGCCAAGGTCATGCAATCCGGTTGCCACGCTGGTTATTCCATCTTTAAATTTATCAGACCCAATCAATTGGTTTACGTCATCTTTTAATGCGGTGGTCAGTTTAATCAATTCAGGGCTAAGCTCAATAATCCGTTTCATAAAATTAATTTCAAGCTCATTTCCAGCCATATCAAGCGTTTGGTTTAATCTAGTCCATTCCGTTATTTGTTTGTCGGTAATTTCCAATAATTTTAATTTTGACTCATAATCAGATTGAAAACCGCCAACTTGTTCGGCCGGCATTCTTTCAAGCCGGGTTGCATCTTCCGCTGAAAAAAAATGCCCCCATCCTTGGCTTTCCATGCGTTGCGACAATGCCATTTTCCACTCCGCCCCATATTGGCTTTTGAGCTGGTCAATAAGCGTTTTAAAATTTTGGACTAATGCGCCACCTATTTCGGTGGTTGATTTTCCATACAGCTCTTCTTTTTTCATGCCCGTTGTTTGGGTAAAAAGCTTGTAGGTGTGCTGCAAATCGACCTGCGCTTCTTGTATTTTGCTTAGCAAAGCTTCCGGGTCTGTCACTGGCCTGTACGCATTTTCAAATGCCAGTTTTTGCCCTAAATTTAGCCCCAAACCACGCGCTGTAAATGACTTTTTTTCTAAGTCACTGCTCATTTTCCCAACAGAAAATGTTGCCGCCACGCCTACGCCAAAGGTAAATTTAGCCAGCGTTTTTGTTGCGTCTTTTAACCCATGAACAAAACTGTCCACGGGTTTTTTTAACATATCGGCTCCATGCCCATAAAGGCTTAACGAGCCGCGCAACAATTCTACTGGACCAAATCCGTCATTTCTTCTTGCAAGATTGTTAGTTATTGATGATTGTCGCGGAGAGCCTGTAACTGAAGGCTGAGTTTTTGCGGCTGCATTGACCTGGCCCGTTTGTGGCATAGGCCCGACAAAACCATTATTAGGGTGTGCCGTATAAGACGGCGTTTGCCATGTGCCAATTGATGATTGTCGCGGCGACCCCGTATTAGGCGCGCTTGCATTGGCGTTCGGTTGCGGTGCTTGCCGGTATGTCCACGAAACACCAGGCATGTTGGTTGCTGTGGAGGGAGGGATTGAGGAGGGCTTAGGGGATTCGGTAATTGTTGGGGCTTGCGGGGCGGATAAATTGCCTTGTGCGCCCACTTGTACGGTGACTTTGTGGGATTTTTCAAGCCACGCTTTAAATTTTGAGTCGTCAACCTCGATTTCTACAATCGTTTTAAGCGCCATATTTTTTTAATTCCCGTATCAAAAAACGCTGCCTAAACTCATGGGCCGATTGATAATTAAGGTCAGGGTTAAATTTCTTAAATAATTCCCCTATGCCTTCATCCGCCAGCCAATCAAGATGGTGGCTTATAACATGATCGCCTGATTGGTAAAACTGTCTGCCTCTGTCAATGTCGGCAATGAATCGGTGAATGCCGTACAGCTCAATGATTGCGATTGCCCGCCCCATCGTTCCAATATCGGAAAAATCATAGCCATCCGTTTCGACCCGTACACGGCATAGGCTAAGGTAAAAAAAACAATAGCCCCGTCAATTTCTTGTATGTCGGCTTGTTCTAGCATCCCGCGTTGTATGGCGGTGTAATAAGGGATGGTTTGCCAACCCGCATCACTGGGCATAATGACGTTAGTCAGGCGCCTAATTTCATTCATCAGGCCGTTTTCCACGCCATCCGAACCATCCCATTCATCAAGTGATTTTGCCACTTTCTTAAGCATAAAAGCCGCTATTTTTGGCGCATTTACCAGATTGCCGCCTAGCCGCTCTAATGCTATGCTCATGGGTTCAAAATATTTTTCAAACACCTCATTACTTATGGGTGTTGAATGCACCCATCCGCTTGTATCTTTTATATCAACCGGAATAACAAGGTTAAGCTGTTTGTTTATCATGCGTTCCACATGTCGCTATTGATATAGTAAATGCCTTGGATGGTTATCCGTTGTTCAACGGCTGTGCCGTCTAGTGGCAAATCACCCACCGACACAATAGCACAATTGCTAAATGTGTAATCTTGTAACGCCGATGTGTCGGTAACTACCCTGATTTCGCCTAAGCTGGTGTTTAGTTCGGTTTGCCCGCGATATGCTTGTGCCATGCCGGTCGTTTTTAAAATATCGGCCGTAACCTCAACAATCACATAAGGTTCAGGCGATTGCACCGCGCCGGTGGCGGTCAAAATCAACGATGCCGTTTGCCCCGTAAATCGAATGGCAATTTTTCCTTTACCAAGCTGCGGCGCGGTAATGTTAAGGTTGGTGTTATTCGGGACAACAATGCTGCCCCTTATCTGGTTGATTGTGCCTTGTGCAATTCTTGGGTTTGCCATATTTGCTCCTTATTGTGCGGTGTTGGTGGCGATAACCACGCTAAATGATATGGTCAAGAATCCCGTTTGCGTTGCAAACGTCACCGACAAACCGTTATAAATGCCCTGTGAATAATCGTTAGGATTGGCTTGCGTGTACGTTGTATATGGGATTGCATTGACCACCGGCGCGCCGCCAATCAGCCCAAACGAAACGCCACGATTGACCGTGCGTTGCAATACCGCTGTCAACGTGTTGATACCTTGCTGTGTGTAATAAAGCGGGTTGAGCGTGTTGTTTGACCCGTTAATGATTGCATTGGCAAGGTCAATATGTCCGTTAATATCACACCAATCAATTGCATACCAGTAATTAAGCTGGTTTCCGTCCGAGTATTCGCCTTTTTTCAATATCACATTCGACAATCCACCCTCAGCGCCGCTTGCCGCATAATTGATATTGTTGGCTTCCATAGCCGCCATATCGATGCTGTTGCTGGGGTAAACAGTACACCCGTATAAAAACGAATAAGCCGCTTGTGGCACACGATGAATCAAAGAAGGCGAATAATTTAGCAAAATAGCCATCAATGCCGCCGCTAATGATTCAGTGCCGGAGTAATTTGGCGAGTTTTTGCACACCACCGCGCTCTTTTTTCCTGTCCAAAGATTAGTTGTGTTGCTGATGTTAAAGTAAAAATACACTTGCCCGTTTGGCGTTGACGCAGCGCTTATCATGCTGGCAAATGCCGTGGCTGCCGCCAAATCGCTTGCCCATTCGTTTGGCAACAAAAACGTGTAAATCAGATTAGGGTTGTTTGCCCTAAATGAATTTAATAATGCTATGCCATCAGAGGGGTTTACGTCGCCCAATTCCAACACATAAATGCCAACCGGGGAGCTTTGAGCGCCTCCCGCTTGCGTAAAATATTCATTAACTTGATTTTGCAACTGCGCTTCATCGGCAATAAGCATTGTGCCGCCAGTTACCAATGTGCCGGGGTTTGACGCATAAGGGTAAGTAAATGTTGATGTGCCGGTTACGGTGCATGGGAACGTACCGTTATAACCCGCTGGCGCTGTTCCACCAGTGACCGTATTGCCGGACAATGTCAGCAATATGTTGGCTTCGCTGGACAATAAGCCGTGCGGCGTTGCAGTTGTCACTGTTACCGTGCCACTTGCCCATGTCATTGTGCTGATGGATTTTGATGCTGCCAATAATGCCGCCAATGCCGCCGCATTGGTCAAAAATGCCGAGCCTTGCGCGTTATTGCCCAATACAACGCCAGCCGTTCCGGCGACATACGGGGTTAATGTAGTTGCGCCCACTGACACGATAGCACCGGTTTGTAGTAGCGCACTTGGGGAGGGGGCTTGCTGTACGCTTATGTTGTAATTGACAATATTGCTCATTTGCAAGCCTTAAATGTAAGAAAGCGAAATGACTTGGCCTGTGCCTGGTGTAACCACCAGACCATTTGCAAATGGCATATCAACCAGATAAATGCCTACCGTGGTTGGGATATTAAATATTAGGTTAGCCGCAGCCACGCCGCCGGTTGTCGCCACGTCGCTGACTGTTCCTGCCGCGCTGCCAGCGGTGTTGACAATTAATCTGGCAATCCTGCCTTGCCCGGCTTTGATGACAGTTGCAGCCGTTACGTTTAATGCAGTGCTGGTGCTTGAACCTGTGATTAATGCGCCTTCAGGGGCAACATTTAACGGTGTCATCGCATTGGTTGATGTCAGTTTTGCCACATAGGCGGTCAATTTTGCAACATTCATAAATTTACTCAGCTAAATGATACGGTTGGAATGCACGTTGTTATCAATTGCCGCGCAATCGATTGTGCAACTGTTTGGTAATAATTCACTTCAAAATCAATTGTTTTTTTCATGCCACGAATATTCAACTCTGATTGTGTCCGCACCATATCTTTAACGACCGGACAATTGGTAATGCCAAACTGTTCTTTTAGGCTTTCGTTTAAAACGTAATCTACAAACAATAACGCTTGATCATTACGCAAACCATAAATAACAATTTTTGCCGTTTCTTTTATCAGTTGATAATGGGCGGTGTCGCTATCAATGTATGGGTAGGATTGCCACGCTTCTTGTGAGCCGTCCAAAATGTTCACCACTGCATAAGGGGGTGTTAAATTGGTTGGCACAAGATACGCCGGATAAACAGGCATTATTGCATTAAGCGCCAGCCAAATGGGCAGGCTGTTTGACAATACCTTATCGGTGTTGGCAAGTGCCGCCGCATCGTTAATGATCTGCGTGGACATTGCCGGATACGTTGCGTCACCAAAATAATGGTAAAGCCCTGATTGCCGATAAAATTTTGTCCGTGCCGTAAAACTAAATGTCAAATCATCCATTGCCCCTAAATACATGGTGGTGGATTCAATGTCATTAAACGGTGCTATCTCCACATTGGTGGTAAACACCACATTCTGTACGGCAATTGTTTCGTCTTCGCTTTGCCCTTGGTTGGAATCGTAATGCACCGACCCTTCAACTTGCAGAGACAAAGGCATGTTGGCGGGCGGGATTGCCAACAAACTGGCATTTACCCAAAAAATAAACCCGTCAACCGGCAATATTTGTTGCACATACAAGTTAAACGTGACTGTCTGATTTCCGGACAGTTCGTTTAAGCCCTGCACCAAAGCCGCGCTCATTTGAGAGCCTTGGGTTGCCGCTATTTCTTGGATGCTCACAACCAAGCCCTAAAGAACTTCATATACATGCCGGAGTCAAACAATGGCGTGTTCATGATTCGCTGGTGTTTTTTAAACCGCGAACGGTTCATTAATGCGCTT